TTCATTTATCAACTACTTGTTCTTTGACAGCATGTTTAAGTTAATAGATAGAATTATTAGAAGAAAAAACAGAAATTTTTAATTATGAAAAAGTTATTTTTATTATTGGTGTTGTCAGCTAGTACAGCACATTCACAGATTGTTGTTAAGGAAACAGCAAAAGACAGTACAGTATGGTATAGTAAACTTACAGGATTACCTAAACTAATACATTTTTATGGTACAGATTCAGATAGATATACATTATTCTATAAGAATCTTGAATACCAGTATATTACTGATGTTGATTATATATCATTAGGGTCAAAAGAAAGCACAATAGAGTTCTTTACAATTCTTAAAACAACATTAGAAGAAAAGAAAGAAGTTAATTTTGATTTAGATGGAAAGACTTGGTTCTTAAAGACTGGATCTAAAATGGCTATCATGTCTAGCTCAGGTACTAGTTTTTATCTTACTGAAAAGAATCTAACTAACATACTTGAAGCATTGCAGTAATTGAAACATTTTATTAAATATCTTATAGTTTGGATAAGCCAAAACTTAGCCATGCCTTTTTGGACTGTAGGTCACATACATTTGATGACTACAGTTTATGAAGATGCTATTGAGATTATAGCTTCCTGCGGTATGAACTTAATAGTTGCCGCAGGATTTTTTATTGATTATTGGGACCAAAGAAAAAATAAATAAGATGAAACAAACAGCAGTAGAATATTTTAATCAAGAAATAAAAGAGTTGTTTAATATGCATAAAGATGGAGAAATAAGTGGTAAAATGTTTCATATGTCAAGACTTATTGCTTTAACTAAAGCCAAAGAAATGGAGAAAGAGCAGCATGGTAAAACATGGGATACAGCCCTTGATAAATATGAGGTTAGAGCAGGAAACTATATGAGAGCTTATGAAGACTTTGATGAATACTACAACGAAACCTTTAAATCAGAATAGAATGAGTTGCGAAAACATTAAACCAATTAAAAAACCAAAGTGTAATGATATTCCTGTAAACAATGAAAAGTTAAAGATTGATTTACAAAAAATGGAAATAAAATTAGGAGAAACTACATTGGGTAAAATAACTGGATTCATTGTTAATAATGGAATATATGAACAAAGAATTGATATAAACTTAGAAACCTTTAAATCAGAATAAGATGAAAAGAATATTTGAACTATACTTTGGTTGGTTATTCATCAACGGAAGAAAGCAGGAAGAATGGCACAGGTACTTAAGAATGAAATATGGAAAAAATGGGAGAAATAATTTTAAAGTTTGACTCTATTGAAGAAGCTGATGATGCTAGAACAGCATTAGATGGTTATAAGTGGAAACTTGCTATGTGGGATCTTGATCAAAGTTTCTTAAGAGAACAGATGAAATACAATGATGAATTATCTGAAGAAACTTACAATGCTTATGAAAAAGTAAGGAATAAGATAACAGACATTTTAAATGATTATAATTTAAACTTAGAGTAATGACAAAAATAATACTGTTTGTAATAATTGTACTAGTAATGTTTTTTATTATTATTTATCCTTTATTAAATAAGGATGATGATAATAATTGGGATGATTAATGAAAAAGAAAGAAGATAAAGAGCTAAGCAAACTTTGTATAGCTATTTGTTCTGATCATTATGAGTTACTAAAAAATGTAGATAGCAATATGAGTTATACTTTTAACTTATATGCCAACGGTCCTTATCAAGGAGATTACAGAAAGTTTATGTTCTATGCTGAGTTAAGACTTAATAAAATGTTAGGTCTACTCACAGCAGATGAAGTTGAGAATGTTTACAATATGATGACATCTGAAGATAAAGACAACTTTTATATAGTTGTTCAGATTGTAAAACATTATATGAAAGAAAGACATACCAAGTTTGGAGCATTAATGGACTATAAAGGCTATGATATTGCCCGGCAGAATTATTTACAAGAGATCTTAAATCCAGCAGATTTCTTACTTAAACTAGTAAATAAATGACAGAGGAAGATTTAATAGAATTAGGATTTGATCAAGTGCATGTAGCAGATGCAGACAGTCAAAATGGATATGATTATTATTTTTATCAGAAAGAAGTTTGTAATAATATAGTTTTATATAGCACAGATAATGTTGATGTTGAAGATAATAATTGGAAAATAAGTTGTTGGGATATACCAGCAATAAAAATTTATACAAGAGAAAGCTATATGCAATTTCTTGAAGTTATTAATAATATAACTTGTTAGTATGTTATCAGTTAAGTTAGTAAAGAAAGATGGTAAGCTGACATATCCGGATGATAAATCCAAGTTGGCTTACCAAATCTTCTTGGATAAATTGCAAGAAGGTCAGAAAGTAGAAATGTATATTGGTTTAGCAGATGCAGATCATAGTATTGCACAATTGGCAAAAGTACATGCTTGTATAAGAGAATTAGCCAAAGAATCTGGCTATACTTTTGAAGAAATGAAAGTATTGATTAAAGAAAGATCAGGATTATGCTATGACGGAGGAGATGCAACATTTTGCAAATCATTTGCTGATTGTAGTAAAGATGAATTGGCTTTAGCTATTGAAGCTTGTATAGAAGTAGGTAAGATGTATAATATTAACCTAGCTTAGGAGCTACGTAACCTTCATCACCAGGTTCTAGAATTTCTTTTTCTATAAATAAATCATTAGCTAAAGCAACTTTTTCAATTTCAGCTATTAATAAAGTTATAGTATAGAAAGTTCTTTGAGTATCATCTAAATCTTTATATTCTTTAGTAATTGCCTCATTCATATAAGCATTCTTATCTTCTACAGTAAGATTATTTACAAGATTTAAGAGTATTGTTTTTAACATTAAGTAATAAGTTTTATTAACTTTTACTTCAATAACAGAATCATCTTTTAATTCTTTAACTTTTAGTGGCATTGTGTTAGTTTTATACAAAAATAAATAAAATATGAATCAGAAATTAGACTTAGAAGAAATTAAATCAAAACTGTATGAAAGATTAGAAAAGTCTGGCTGGAATGTAAAACTCAGAAGTTTTATATTTAGCACAGAGTTTGATAACATAATTACACAACTTGCTAGATTAGCAATGGATGGTAGAAGATTTACTCCACCCTTAAAACAAATGTTTAGAGCATTTGAAGAATGTCCTGTAAATGAACTTAAAGTAGTTATTGTAGGACAAGATCCATATTCGGGTTTAGGAGTTGCTGACGGAATAGCATTTAGTTGTAGTAATACAATGGAGTTACAACCTAGTCTTAAGTATATACTGGATGAAATTAACCGGACTGTGTATAATGGACATCCTGGTAGTTTAGATGTAGATTTAACTAGATGGGCTGAACAAGGTATTCTATTAGTTAATACAGCTCTTACAACTACAATAGGTAAAATTGGTCAACATTATAATATATGGAAACCTTTTATGGCCTATTTGTTTGATTATTTAACATGGAATGAAGCGGGTCTTATTTATGTTTACATGGGTAAGCAAGCTCAAGAATGGTCTGAAGCAGTAAATGATAATAACTATAAGTTCTTTGTTAGCCATCCAGCTAGTGCTGCATATAATAAGCAAGAGAGATGGGACTCAGATAATTTATTTGTTAAGATTAATGAAGTTGTGGAAAGACAGTTTAATGCAAAAATTACTTGGTAATGACAGAAATATTTCAAAGGTTGATTAAAGAGAACCTGACACCAAACACATATTATGTTTTGCATTGTATAAAAGAAAAAATAGTACCCAATAGTTTTGTTAATAAAGAACTTGAGTGTAAAAGACTGCAACAGGATCAATGGCTTGATGAAAAGTTGCAACTTACAAGTAAAAGTATTATCTTTATGGAAGAAATTAATGGGTTCTTCAAAAGAACTAAGAAAAAAACTTCAACAGATTTAATGGGATCAAGCTTTTTGCAAAAAATACAGGAGTATGTAGAAATATTTCCTAATAGGAAACTTAACTCCGGTAAATATGCAAGAGTAAATGCTAAAAATCTTGAAACAGGTTTTAGATGGTTCTTTGAAAATTATGATTATGACTGGGAAACAATCCTAAAAGCTACAGAAAAATATGTTGATGAATTTAGTATTAGAAATTATGAATATATGAGAAACTCTCAGTACTTCATAAGAAGACAAAATATAGATAAAAGTTTTGAATCTGACTTAGCAACATATTGTGAGTTATTAAACACAAATCTTGATGGAGAGGGTAGTTCTTATTTTAAAGAAAGAGTAGTATGACAAAAGGAATTTTAATAATTACAGCAATATTAGGAACAGCAATAGGATATGGTATAGTAGATTTATTTATTATATCAATGCCTTTTTGGAAGTTTTTTCTAATAGAGTTAATTATAACATTATTGCATGAGGTTTATAACCAAATGAAAAATAGTACACTAGAAAATCAATAACAATATGGCAGAATTATTTAATGGAGCCAGGCCTTTGTTGCCTGTAAGTGAAAGAGATGCTTTAAGAAAAGCAATACTTAAGATAAAAGCAAGAAGAAAAGGTGATATAAAATCTCTGAAAAGTGCATGGCCCAAATTTAATGATGCCTTTTGTGATGGATTAGAGTGGAGAACTATCACTGTAGTAGGTGCTAGACCAGGAACTGGTAAAACTTTATTTATGGAACAGTTAATTGCTGATATTATAGAGCATAATACTGACCAAGAATTTAGAGTTTTAAAGTTTCAGTTTGAGATGGTTGATGAAACCAACGGAGTAAGAAAGCTAAGTTTAAAAACAGGTACTGATTACAATACATTAATGAGTAAGGATGGCATCCTTGTAGATAAGGCAATCTATGATAAATGTATTGAGTATTATGATAAGTCTGAGAATATTGATTATGTCAATGTAGTTTATGATGCATGTACTGTAGATGAGATGTGTGCTACTATCCATTATGAAATGGAAAAGTATAAGAGAGAAGACGGTACTTACAGAAACATATTAGTAACTATTGACCACTCAGCATTATTTAGATTATCTAAAGGACAAAAAGACAAATTTGAAATGCTAGGTAGCTTAGGTGAAGCTCTCACCATGATGAAGAAAAAATATCCTGTAGCATTTGTTGTATTAAGTCAGCTCAATAGAAATATAGATTCACCGGATAGACAAAGAGATGGTGAGTATGGAAATTATGTATTGGACTCAGATATATATGGGTCAGATGCTTTATTGCAGCATGCGGATGTAGTCTTAGGTATAAATAAACCCTCTCTAAGAAAGATAAGACAATATGGTCCTGATAGATACATAGTAAATGATGAAGAAATGTTAGTCTTCCATTTTCTTAAGTCTAGAAATGGTACCACAAGGATGAGCTTCTTTAAGCTAGATAGAACAGTCATGAGGATTGTAGAGATAGACACACCGGCACAAGCAACAAAAAAAGTATCAATTTAAAATGTAAATAGAGTATGAGAAAAGAAAAAGAAAAAGAGTTTTTTGCACAACATTTGGAGACTTTTAGAATCCATAAATTAGCAGATCCTACATTTCTTATCAAGACAGCTTACTTTCAAAAAGGTAAAGCAGAAAGGCAATTTCAGCTTTTTGAATCTGAGATAAGTAAAGGAACTGACATTTATTTAGAATTTTATGATAATGTTAAAAATGATCTTGGTGAAGTAGTTGATATTGTACCATTTACACCTGATAGACAATTATTTAAGTACAAAGCTAATCCTTTTTATTCAGAGGAATATGATGTAAAAGAAGGTTTAAACTATAAAGGTGAACCTTTTAAAATGTATACTATTCCTGTAACTGAACTTTTAGCTGTACTTAAAGATGGAACTCAAATACCATATAATGTGTATTTGAAAAGAAAAGATGCAGGTGAAACTATTGTTGATGATATTAAGTTACCAAGATTACAGCAGTCTTTGTTTCCTGATTTTGAGGCAGAGGAATTGACTCCTAAAGTAGAATTAGAAAATGTAGAAATTGCTGATGCACCATTGTCAGAAATTACTATCAGAGATTTAGCAGCAATTATGTTGATGAAACCTGTTAGTACAAGACCTTGGTTAAATGATTTAATCAAACAAACAAAAAGTGAAATATGAGTATAGTACTTCCAACAAGTAAAGTAAAGGCAGAAAGACAGAATCCTAAAAGAATGGTAATTTATTCTAAACCTAAAACTGGAAAAAGTACAAGTTTTGCTGGTTTAGATAATAATTTAATTCTTGATTTAGAAAATGGTACTGATTATATTGATGCTTTAAAAGTAAAAATTAATAGTCTTCAAGATTTAAAAGAAGCAGGTAAAGCTATCAAAGATGCTGGATACCCGTATAAGTATATTACAGTAGATACTGTAACAGCATTGGAAGATATGATACAACCACTTGCAATCAGCTTGTATCAAAAAACACCAATGGGTAAAAATTTTACTGGAGATTCAGTAACAACACTTCCGAACGGAGCAGGCTACTTGTATATCAGACAAAGTTTTTTCCAAGTTTTAGATTTTATTGATACCTTAGCACCCCACATTATTTTATCTGGTCACATTAAAGACAAGGTAGTTGATGATAAAGGTGAAATGGTTATGTCTGCAAATATAGACTTAACTGGTAAAATAAAGTCTTTAATATGTTCTCAGGCTGACGCTATAGGTTACATGTACCGAAAAGGTAACAAAAGCATTCTCAGTTTTAAAACTAATGAAGAAGTAACTTGTGGTGCAAGACCTGAGCATCTTAGAAATGAAGAAATAGTAATTACTGAGATGAATGAAAAAGGTGAACTAGAGTTTCACTGGGACAAAATTTTTATATAATAACAAATAAAATAAATAACAATGGGATTAAGTACAAAAGACCTAGTAACTAGTGGAGGCGGAGGGCTTCCTAAAACAATTTCTCCAGGAAATCATAAACTAAAACTTAATAGCTTAGAGCTAGAAGATTTTACTTTTATTGAAGGAGCAAAACATTTGCTTTTACATTTAGAAAGTGAGCCAATTGATGGTTTTGAAGGTTTCTGGATTGATAAAGATGATGAAAGTTTAGGAAGACATGCTGGTCAAGTTGGTAAAGTAAAAGCAAGTATGTATGCTTTTGCAGATGGTGTTACTAAAGGTGGAATTAAGATTGAGAGAGATAGGTCATTAATGCTATTTCTTAAAAGTCTGTGCAATAGCTTAGGTATTTCTGAATGGTTTGAAAGCCAAGATAATCTACATGATACTATTGATGATTTTGTAATTGCTTTTAATAAAAAGGCACCGTTTAAAGATATATATTTAGACTTCTGTATTGCAGGTAGAGAATATGTAGATAAGAATGGTTATACTAACTATAATTTGTATCTTCCAAAAGCAGAAAAGAATAAGTATGCTTATGGTAGTACCAAAGATAGTAAAGTAATGACTTTTAATGAAAGTACTCACTTAAAGAAACAAGAAGTACAAGAAGTTAAGAATTTTGGAGATGATGATTTGTCTATCCCATCTAAAACTTCTACTGATTTCAGCTTAGACTAATTAAACTAGTCAAGAGGGGTCAGTAATTACTTCTGGCCCCTTTTTTATTTTAATTATGTGTTATGATTTCAACCAAAGGACTGATATCTGATATAAAAGATGTACCGGATGAATGGATTTATGAATATTATTTAAGCCTAAAAGAGAAACTCATAGGTCAAGATATAAAAATGCTTTCTGCATTTAATTCAAAGGATAAAGTTCCTTCTATGTTTGTTTATTTTGATGTAGTATCTAATAGATATAAGCATAAAGATTTTTCTTCTGGTAATCAAGGTAGCTCATGGAATTTAGTTCAACAGTTGTATAACCTGAATCCAGGTGATGCAGCTAAGAAAATAATGAATGACTATCAAGTATATCTTAAAAACAATACAGTAGTTGAGAAGAGAGAAATAGTAATACATGACAAGTTTAAGGTTGTGGATTATGAGATGCGGCACTGGAATAGTCTGGACAAAGATTATTGGACAGGTTTTAAGATTGGATCCAGTATACTTGAAAGATATAATGTAGTTCCTTTAGATTTCTTTACAATGGAAAAGGTAGAAACTGATGGTAGTGTAACTTCATTTGTATTTAAGAAACCATATACTTATGGTTATTTTAGAAATGATGGTAGTTTATATAAAATCTATATGCCTAAGATACTAGATAAGAAATTTATAAAGGTTGAAAATTATACTCAAGGTATGGATCAGCTTAAGTATGATTGCAAATATCTACTGATTACTTCTTCTCTTAAAGATCTGATGTGTTTTAATAGACTAGGTATAAATAATATTGAAGTTATTGCTCCGGACAGTGAGAATACTATGATAGGTGAAAGAGCTATGAGTGAGTTTGTAAGACATTATCAAAAGATTATTGTGCTGTTTGATAATGATGAGCCGGGGATTAAAGCAGCTGAAAGATATAAACATATGTATGGATTTAATTATATAGTCCTGCCTATGGAGAAAGATCTTTCAGATTCTGTTAAACTACATGGTATAGATAAAGTTAGAGAAGTATTATTTCCATTATTAAAACAAGCATTATGAGTTGGGAGAAAGATTTAGATTACATAAATAAACATCTTGAATGGGCAAAAGATTATATATCAGATTTAGAAGATCATGTTAAAGAAGAATTAGCAGATGCTCAACATGAAATTACTGAACTTACAGATACTATTGCTGAACATGAAAAAGAAATAGAAAGATTAGATGGTGTTATTGTAGAACATGTTAAAGCAATTGATATTCTTGAAGCAAAAGTAGTAACCCTAGAATTTGATCTTATGGAAGCTGTAGGTGAATTACAAGTTTTAAGAAAACAAATTGAAGATTATGAGTTGGATATATCAAGGTAAAGAGTTTGATGACTTATGTATTCCGCAAGGAGCAGTAGGATTTGTGTATATTATGTCTGCTATTATAGATGGTAAGTCAGTTATGTATATTGGTAAGAAGAATTTCTTTGCTAATATAAAAAGACCCCTGGGTAAAAAAGCACTGGCTATGTCTACTGATAAAAGAATAAAGAAGTACAAGCGGGAACTGAAACCAGACTTTATGAGATATTACAGTAGTAATAAAGTTCTTAAAGATGCTCACAAAGCTGGAGTAGTAATTAAAAGAGAGATTCTTAGGATATGTAATACTCAGATGGAGCTCACATATCAGGAGACTAAACATCAGTTCTTGTATGAAGTACTTGAAAAAGAAGAATTCTTAAACGGCAATATACTTGGCCGGTTTTATAAAATCAAATAGTTATGACAGAAAATGAATTGACAGGCCTTCTTCTTAAGTTGGCTGATTTAGGTGTTACTGGTGTTAAAGTACAATATGATGGTGCCGGAGATTCCGGAGCCATAGAATGGATAGGTTACACAAAAGAAATTTGTGAAACTCCAGAAGATGTAGAAGATAATATAGACAGTTGGGCAAATGATGCAAATCTTGCTAATCTTGATCAAAATTCTTACAACCAAATTGAAAATTTTGCATATCAACTTCTTGATGATGTAGAAGATTGGTGGAATAATGATGGTGGATATGGTAGTTTATGTATTTCTATTCCTTCAGGTAAATACATTATTAATAATCATATAAGAATTACTGAGACTGAAGATTATTTTCATGATGGTAGTATCTTAGATAAAGCAGAAGAATAATGGAAGATTTTGAAAGATGGTTAATTGATGAGTTGGAAACTCAAACATTAACAGATGAATTAAAAGATGAGATACTTGAAAGAGTAAGAGACTTATATACAGATACATGGAATGAAGGATATCTTGAAGGATCCCGTGACGGTGGTATTGAAATTAGAGATGAGATTATTCAGTTATTAAGCAAAATATAATGGCACATCCTTATCAGCATGCTAAATCCTCAGTAAAAAAGTGGGGTGGTATACCTACTGACTATATCCATATTCATGAATGGTTTGATGCTACTAAGGCTTGGATAGGTCATAGCAAACACAGAATGTTCCGGCATCATAGTGAAGGTATATTTGAATGTGAAAAGATATTTGGAATGTCTTTTGTCAACTCTGATGGTAAGACTGTATATACTAGATATGTTGCTGAACAGCATGTAAAGGAAGATTGCAATAATTATATTCCTAGTGCAAAGGAATGGGTTACTATGATTGCTTCTGGTAAACCTGAGAAATGGGCAATAAAAACTTTAAAAATTGAAGACTGATGGAAAATCAATTTGTATCTTATGAATTAGCTTTAAGAATGAAGCAACTTGGATTTGATGAGCCTTGTTTTGGATATTATGATATGGGACAGAAATTTAACTTTCCTGGTTGTACAATGAACAACCGTAATTTTATTAATCTTAAAACTACTATGGCACCATTATTTCAACAAGCATTTAGATGGTTTAGAGAGAAGTATGATTTACATTATCAATTGATTCCTTTCTTTTCAGATAAAGAGAGTCATGCAGTAGATTATTATCTTACAATTGCCCAACATAGACCACCAACTCAAGTAAAAACATTTGAAGAAGCAGAACTTGCTTGTATTGAAAAGTTAATTGAAATTGTTGAACAAAAAAATGAAAAGTAATGGCAAAGATGATTTTTGACAAAGAAGAAGTAAAGAATTTATTGAGTATGTTGCAATCTGAGGATTCAGAGAATCATGTAATTGCATTCCAAGCATTGGAAAATGCTGACCACAAAAAGTTTATTGGAGAGTTACTTGTATTGTATAAGTTTTCTAAGCTGGCAAAAACTACTTGGGAAGAAGAAGCACCAAAGTGTTATAAAGCACTAAGTAAAGCTGCTACATTTGGTGATGGTAATTTGACTAGTGGCAAATGTCTTTCTATGATGACTAGTAATGGATCTTCTAAAGATTCAATAGAGTTGTTTTTGGAAAACTTTGTGGTTGATATGGTAGGATTTCTAGGACAACTAGGTTATCCTGCAGACAAATTTGAAATAAATATTAAACTAAAAGACTAATGGATAAAGTTCAGAGTTTAAGTAAATTTATTGTGTTTTCTATCTAAAAAAACACTAGCATTATAGTAAAGTAAACTACAAATTTTATTTAAATTTTGTTTACCTTGATAAGTTAAGACATGCAGTTGAGTAGTCTTGCAATTTTTAGGATTGTATAATTTAGTTCTATTAAGAGCAAGACTATTTATTAAAATTTCTTGTACTTTAATTAAAAAATCTTTTGGTCCTAACATGCTAAATAAGTAGTCTCCGGATTTTTTATTTGCATAAACACAACCATCGCCATCAAAGTAACCTCTGATAAAATGATGTTGCAATTTTTTAGGAACAGTTAAAGGAAATGTTAATGTTGTTCCTTTGTTAGGATAAAGACCATGTTTAAGTAAATCACTTACAAGTTTTGATGATGTAATTGCAAGTTTAATTTGATTTTGTCTATTACCTGTTTTATTAATAGTTAATAAAGGTCCGGTATATTTAAGACATTCTTTAAATTTTTCTAAAATTTTAATATCTTTATCTTGTAGTGTGATTGAAACAACTTTATTACTTACATTACCATCTGCATACAATAATCCTAAATAATAAGCTTTTTCTTCAGTATTAATAGTACTAAAAAAGTTTTTATCATGGGTATATTTTGTTGCAGCCTCTGCTAATGTTCTTAATGGAGTTCCTGATTTTTTAATTATAGAATGAATAGTCTGAGGAGTACAATTGCATTCCTTTGAAATTGCATAACATGATAAACCAGAAAGGTATTTATCAATAATTTCTAACTTAGATAAAGGTAATTTATAACCTTTGTTTTGTTTAATAACCATAGTACAAATATAATACTATAATATGAATGTAACAAATAAAAATGAAAGTTTAGCAAAAGCATCAAAGAACTTAATGCTTGCCGAGCCCTATTATGGGTTCTTTCTTATCATGCTAAATAAGCTTTGGGACAGTAAAAGAGTTCCTACTGCCGGAGTTAGTAAGAATGGTATTAATTATCAGCTTGCTATCAATCCTGAGTTTTGGGAAGGTCTCAATGAAAACCAAAGGCTGGGTATATTAAAACATGAGTTGCTACATATTGCATTTGGGCATCTTACTACTTTCTTTAAGTTTAGTGATAAGAGACTTGCAAATGTTGCAATGGATTAATCCTAGTCCCGTTGCACAGTAATGTGTAAGAGAAAGCTTTAAATTGACGGGAAAATCCTAAAGCTCTATCTACTAAGCATGCACCGTGAGGTAGTATGTGGCTGAACTAATTATTCAGGTATAGTAAAAAAGATAGAGATGTCCAAATGGGTGATCCGCAGCCAAATTTCTTTAAATTGTTTGTTTAATAGAAATTAATTAGTATATTAGTAGTATGAAAAAGCTAAATATACCAGATAATTCTATTATAGATTTGTATAATACAGGTTTATCCTGTCAGAAAATTGCAAATCAATTAAATGTTTCTGAAAGTTTTATTAATAAAAAACTTAAGGAATTAAATATTACTAAAAGATCTAATTCTATTTATAGAAGAAGACCTTGGAATGAAAACTTTTTTAATAAAATTGATACAGAGGAAAAAGCTTATTGGCTTGGGTTTTTATATGCAGATGGTTGCGTACATGATAAACCTAATGGTCAGAAGTTAATCACTCTTGTTGTCAAAGATAAAGAGGTCATAGAAAAGTTCATAAAAGCAATAGATGGTAATTTTGCAGTTAAAAAATATACAGATGTCTATGGTATATATTTAACTAGCAAAATAATGTTTAATGATTTATGTAAACTTGGGTGTGTTCCAAGAAAGTCTTTAATACTTAAATTTCCTTTAATTAATCCAACACTGATATCTCATTTTATAAGGGGATATTTTGATGGTGATGGGACTGTATTTATTTATACACGTAAAGGAAAAACAAAAAGTTATAAAGGTATTGGTATTGGTATGTGTGGAACTGAAGAATTTTTAAACACTTTAGTACAGCATGCTCCAATCAATGTTCCAAAGAAAGACAAAAGAAAATCAGGTAATATTTGGTATTCTTCATCTTCTGGTCCTAATAAAGTATTAGCATTTTATAATTATTTATATAAAGATGCTACTGTTTGGTTAGACAGAAAAAAGAATAAATTTGAAAACTATTTTAAAGAAAGAGGTTCAGAGACTACAATAAGCCACCCTACTGGGGTGAAGGTATAGTCCGATCTGCAGGGAAACTTGCAGTTAACACAAATGATGGAGATCAATCAGTATATTGAAAGTTCTTGGTTGCCGGGAGGAGAATATACTAAAGAAGAGTATGATGCGCTGAATGAAAAACTAAAACTTGAAATGTCTGCAGCTATGGAAACAGGAGCAAGTCCTGAAGAAATAGCTGAGATACTTAAGAATGCTCCTAGCAGAGGTATCTTTATTGAGGATTATGAGGATATGAATCTTGATCTTAAAGCTGGTTGTAGATATTACTATGATAAGCTTAAAGAAGCACAAGATAAGAAAAAGCAAAACGGTACTTGTGGTAGTCCTGCTATGGATAATCTTCTTGATAACATTGAGATGGGTAATGTACCTAATCATGATACCTGGGATGAGTTTGAAGGTCTTACTGAAGCTGAGCAAAAGCTAATTGATAAGCAATTGCAAAAAGTACTGAATGATGCTAAAGAACAAACTGTCAAAAAGCGCGGTACTGTACCAGGTGAGATAGAAGGTGTAATCATAGTAGAAGAAATAGTACCACCTAAGTTTGACTGGCGGGGATATATCCGTAGGTTTACTGGTATAAGTACTAAAGTATTTACTAAGAAGATCAGGCGGAAAGAGAATAGAAGATTTAATGAAAATCCGGGTCTCAAGATTAAGATGAAACAACATATGCTATTAGCTATAGATACTTCAGGTTCTGTAAGTGATTCTGAGCTAAAAGAGTTTATGAATGAGATTCATCATATCTATAAGGCAGGTGTTGATATTACTATAGTGCAGTGTGATACTAAGATACATTCTATTAAGCCTTATACAGGAAAGCATGAAATGGATATACATGGTAGAGGTGGGACTGAATTTGATCCTGTCCTAGAATATTATAATGAAAACCAAAAGAAATATACTAGCCTGGTGTATTTTACTGACGGTGAGTGTAGTACAAGTGTAAAACCTAAAAGTAATGTTTTATGGGTTTTGTCAGAGCAGTCCTATATGAATAATAGTTTACCAGGTAAAGTGATTAAATTAGAATTATAAAAACAGAATTATGAGTCAAGTACAACTAAATGTAGAAGAGTTAAAGAGCTTTATTAAGCACATGGTTAACAACAATCAGTATATTCAAGCAGAGGGTAAAGTTCCCGTGGCTATTAATATTGAGGGTGATGCTGGTCTGGGTAAGACTTCAGCTATCATGCAGTTGGGTAAAGAAATGAATATGCAAGTTGTTAAGCTGAATTTATCTCAGCTGGAAGAATTAGGTGACTTAGTTGGTTT